AGCGTATCGAGTTCACCAAAGGGCTCTCTGGCAAGGATCGTCAGTACGCAGGTGTTATTCTAAATCTTAACGAAAAGAAAATTGTATACAACAAGTTTGGCACCACTAAAACATTCGACGAAATGTTCAAATACTTCTTAGAAGGTTATCCACAGTACGTTATTCAAACAATGGCACAGTTGGATATGGCTTACTTAGAACAGTTTATTCCCAAAGAAGAAGCTGTAGAAGAAACTCCAGTAGAAGATGCAGAAACCCCTGCCCAGTAATACTTTTTGTATTTTACCCTGGATTCATTTCTTTCATGAGCCCAGTGGTGAAATACGTGCTTGCTGTTCTGCCAATCCCGGTGACGGAAAATTTGGTAACATAAAGGACTTTGAGTCAGCAGAAGATATAATGAATTCTGATTCTATGAAAAAGGTCAGAACGGATATGTTGGCAGGCAAGAAGAACTCTGCCTGTAGCCAATGCTATCGCGAAGAACAACACGGACTTGCTAGTTTTCGTGAAAATAAGAATCTAGATATCAAAAACTTCAACATCAATGTTGACACACTATTAGCAAATACTGAAACTGATGGCAAGTTGCATAATTTTAAAATGCAGTATTGGGATGCCAGATTTAGCAACATCTGTAATTTTAAATGTCGCATGTGCGGCCCTGCTTATAGTCATTCCTGGGCAGAAGAAGCCTATCGTGGAACCGGGCGCAAGGACTACGTAATACAAGCACATGATACAGATGAATGGGAAGATATTATTGCCAAGTATGGCGATTTATCTGAACTGAAGGAAGTATACTTTGCTGGTGGTGAAGCACTATATCAAAAAGAACACTGGTCAATGTTGGATCACTTAGATCAATTAGGCCTACACAATATACGTATTACCTACACAACAAATTTAAGTAAATTAAATTTTGGCAAGAAGCAATTAGAAGATTACCTAAAACGATTTACTAATGTGTTGTTTATTGTGAGCCTTGATGCCACAGGCCCGTTATTAGAATATGTTCGATCTGGTGCCAATTGGGCAACTACACAAACTAATATTAAAACGGTATTAGCATATCCTGCCGCAAAATTAAAATTCAATGTAGTGATTACAGTATATAATATCTTGCATCTAACAGAAGTATTTGATTTTGCCATTGACAATACTACAAACTTTGCTGGAACAGATCTTACCATAGCGCATGGTCCAGCAGATCAAAATATTACTAATTTACCTATAGAATTAAAAGATTTAGCAAGAGATCGTTTGGTGTCTAGTAGCAAGTACCAAGTTCTTAAAAATAAAATTGATGCTGTAATTACATATATGTACCAAGCACCGGAATCGTCTTGGTCTGCGGTAATTGAAACTACGCAACGTCTCGATCAAGTACGTAACGAAAATGTATTAGATGTAGTACCCGAATTTGCACCGTATTGGAAATAATATGAAAAGACATCGACTAAGTGACGCAGGAGCCCGCGGATGGTTTATTGGTAACTTTCCCGGAGCAGTAGTGCGAACCGAAGACTTTGAAGTTTGCTTTCAAACTAATTTAGCAGGAACTAGTTATCCCAAACACTATCATGCAGTGATTACAGAGATACAATTGATTACCTGTGGTTGTATGATTCTAAACGGAGAAGAATTCCGTGCAGGTGATATTTGCATTGTAGAACCCGGCGATGTCAACGAAGCGGTCTATACAGAAGATACAGATACAGTAGCAGTAAAATTCCCAAGTGTGCCCAACGATAAATATCTAGTATGAGCATATTTAACATGTATAAACCTAAGAAGAAACGGGCTGTGGATCCTAATGCTCCACCACGTCCTAACCTACTTAGCCACGAGAAAGTACTCAAGGATACTAAACTGACCCTGGAGTATTTACAGCACGAAAACCAACAATTAAAGCACCGTTTAGAAGCATTAGAGTTTAAAATGCTTACTCAAACCAACTATTTAAACACCTTACATCAGTACGTACACAGCAAGCTCAAATCCAAGTAGTTGACCATTAATTCCCATAATGCTATAATATAGTATGAACTGGAATAATGGACAACTAAATGAAGATTAAATCCTCCCCCACCCTACTAGTGCTTGCTACAGCTATTGCGGCATATGAGCACAATAACCGATCTATTGTACGTAATCCCATCGCAATAAATGGTGTGGATTATCACCCTAATCGTCACCTTATTTCTGAATCTGTGTTGTTTGGCAACACGTTCGGAGGCAAGTTTATTGTCAACGACTTCCATCACAAGCAAGCCGATGGTGTTATACAGTACATTGAACAAAATGTAATCATGCAGAGCCTTAAAGGAAAACCAGATCAGTTCCTGGGCCTACTTAACCAAATCCTGGCCGACAAAGAAGTAGGGCCTAACACATTTGGTCGAATTGCATGGGCACCGCACTTGGTGGACCAGTACCAGCAACGTGATCATGTGCGTGAACTAGGTGCCAGATACGAACGTACAAGTCGTTATACTGGTCGTATCGGTGAAACCATTACTGTCAAGTTTAGCTTGATCGAAAAGCGTTACATCCAATCAACAGATTGCTACGCAGTTTATGGATATACTGAACACGACAATCTAGTATTTTACTGGGCCAAGAACTTAGACAAGGTATGCGAAGTAGGGCAGATACAAGGTCGTGTTAAAGCACACAGGGAAGAAGAGTACCGCAACAATGCCAAGGTTACGGTGTTAAACTATGTTAAGGTCCTGTAATGTCTTATTCGTATAGTGTTCCGTATATATCAAATAATGATATTGATAATATTAACAATATTCGGGCGTGGTTAATACAGAATCTTAAACGTGATAAATGGACTACTTGGACCACACAAAGGTCTAAAATATATGAGTTTATATTTTTTTCTAAGAGGGATTATACTACATTTTTATTGAGGTGTGCATAATGGATCAAACTAAACCAGAACCAATCGGATATACCTTAACACCGTTGTACCCTGCAGAACGCGGACATGTTGTTACACAAGCGTTTATCATGTGCACCTCATGTAATACTGCTATTAGTCCCACTGGTGGTCCACGTTATAATGTTATTTGTACAAAGTGTGTAGAACACTTATTGACTATTGGAAGTTTGAAATGAAAGAGATACACTACAAAGTTCGAAGGAAGGGATCTAATCCCCCCGAGTATAATAAAGGTACTATGTATCGTCAGTGGAGTGAAAAAGGTAAGACCTTTGACACCACTGGTAAGTTGCGTAGTTTCCTAACTCGTTGTATACATGACGATTATATGTTAAAAACTATGCACGAATTTGAAATCATTGAATTAGAAGTGCGTGTACTCAATGTTAAAGAAGTACACGATATTGTTAAACCTGAAAAACTTATAGAATTGTTAAAGGCGTAAATGAAAAATAAAATTATACTAACCGACATCGACGGCGTTTGCCTCGATTGGGAATATGCGTTTGATGTGTATTTGCAACAGCACGGATTTAATAAAATACCCGGCGGTGAATTTAAATACGATATCAGTAAAAGATATGGCATGGATAGAGAGCAGGCAGTTAAACTAATAAGAATTTTTAACGAAAGTGCCCATATTGGTTTTTTACCACCCCTTCGAGATTCTATGTTTTATCTTAAAAGACTACACGAGGAACACGGATATGTTTTTCATGCTATATCAAGTTTAAGTAAAAACGAAAATGCACAAGAATTACGTAGAATGAATCTACGTAAGTTGTTCGGTGAAACAGCATTTGAGAAATTTATATTCCTAGACACCGGAGCAGATAAGGACGAAGCACTTGAACCATATCAAAATAGTGGATATCACTGGATCGAAGATAAAATTACTAATTGTGAAGTTGGTGCAGGGTTAGGGCTCAAAAGTATACTAATGGAGCATGGACATAGCCTCCACTATTACCACCCTGATATTAAAGTGGTAAAATCTTGGAAGGATGTTTATAAATTAGTTACTGGAGAGCAGGATTAAGTTTACAATTATCGTTATGCCAGCGAACTAAGTGGCTTGGTTGAAACATACCACTGCAATGTATACATTGAAACTTTTCTCTATTTTTTGCTTTTTCTCTAAGAACTGATCGGTACTCCATTGAAGATCTAACATCAGTTTGCTTTTTAACATATTCTGGATCTTCCCATAGTGCTTTAACAGAATTAGCAATATTGTCTATTATTTCTTTACCGGTGTCATTGTTATATCGGGTTTGTCTTTCTAATACCATTGCATTATATTGCTCTGGGTCTTCCCATCGTGCTAAAGCACTTTTACTCTGAAGATAGCGAGATTGCTCTGTTGAATTATAACTTCTGCCAGTACCACCAGTACGTAAATTATAGCAAAGCGGATTAGATAAATTTTCGCTAATGACCAACACTTCTTTCTGATACGCCGAATATTCGTCGCTAAATTCAAAAAGTGTTTCGCGGATAAAATTATCTTTTCCGTATTTTTTAATTGCTTTTTTTAATAATGACCCGGACCCGTAATAGCCATCAAACGAATCAGTAGATTGATTATGTTTACCAATGTAAAATTTACCATTGACTAAATTTGTGGTTTTATATATAATAAATATCATTGCTGATAGTTCCTTTTCAACTATTAGAGCAGGTGGATGTTGACGCATCGCGACCTGCACTATTATTTATGCTATAAGATCAAACCTCCTTGTAAATCTTAAGTATTTCAAGCACAGCAGGGTGGCGTTGTATATCTCGGTGATCGAATTCTACACCGGACACATATTTACAGTTCTTGTATGAATCTACTAGACGCTGAAAATCAAGCAATCCGTTATTATCGTCACTGCGGTCAGCTTGTCTTGTGTCACCTGTTACAATCATCTTACTACCTTCACCTAATCGTGTGAGTAACATTTTCATTTGTGATGGTGTCGCGTTTTGCATTTCGTCTGCAATAATCCACGAGTCTTTAAATGTTCTTCCTCTCATATATGCTAGGGGAGATATCTCGATTGTACGGTCATCTAACATCTTGGCGATTTCGGACTGACGGTAGTATTCGCCAATGATATCAAAAATAGGACGGGTCCATGGAGCCATCTTTTCATTTAGGTCGCCGGGTAAGAACCCATGCTCCTCATCATCAACTCCTACTGCTGGTCTGGTGACTACAATACGATCAATTTCGCCGGCTCTATATGCTTTTAGCGCAGCTAGTACTGCCAGCATGGTCTTGCCTGTGCCGGCTGGACCCGTAGCGAATATAATAAGACGCTGTGGGTCAGTTAATAGATCAATATATGTTTCTTGTGTTAGGCTCTTTGGGAGTAATGCTATTGGACGGTGTTGAGCCTTAGGCGGTTGTTCCTTTTGATACAAGTCCAATCGTACTGCGTTATTACTTTTAAAACTGGTGTGATTATTGTTTACTACTTGAGCATCTGCTCTTTTGTGTTGACGTTTAGACAATATGTCCTCCTGGATAAACGTTGGTTGTATTACTGCTCGAACTACACAAATATTTAGGTGACTTAGCTCATAACATAAACGGCATGTTTATCTTTTTAAATCTGTCATAAGTATTAAGCTGTCAGCAAACTTCCCGGTTGACTATCTCCCCAAACTTCAAGTATAATTAAAAATGACAAATAAATTTGCCGATCTAGCAATCTATCAGAATTCCAATTTGGGCTACTACACCGTCGGTGATCAAACATTTACAGTTAAGCCGCAGGCACTTGTACAAGCAACTAAGACCGGGCATTTCCCAGAGTGGAATTTTAGTAACGAAATATTTGGTAAACAGATATGGACTCAGGAGCCAGAAACTCCGTTAAGAGAACTATACCGTATACGTGCTCAACAGCTCAGAGAAAAATACGATTACATCAGACTTGAATTTAGTGGTGGTGGCGATAGTGCCATGGCACTTTATAGTTTTGTAACAAACAAGATACACATCGACGAAGTTACATTCCGCTACCCCAAGCAAGGCGAGAAGAACGTTACCGACGATCCGTTCAATTATAAACCCGAAAATACATTAAGCGAATATAAATTTGCTGCACAGCCTGTACTACAATGGCTGGCTGTACACGCTCCCAAGACAAAGATAGTTATGCACGACTATACCGAAAACATGGTAACAGCAGATTATGATGAAACTTGGGTATTTAAGAGCAAAGACTACTTCCAACCCGGTCACGCATTTAAGCATGATCCACTGGGCTATGAAGAACATAAAAATCAAGCCGACACAGGTAAAAGTATCTGCATACTGTACGGAGTAGATAAGCCCAAGGTCTGTATTAAAGATAAAAAATGGTATTTGTACTTTATGGACGTAATGGCTAACCACAGCGTTAGTACTTTCAAAGAATATTCTAACTTAAATATTGAATATTTTTATTGGACTCCAGACTTGCCAGATCTTATACATAAGCAAGCGTACCTTATTATGAATTGGTTTAATCTTCCTGCAAATCAACACGCACAGTATCTATGTCGTTGGCCCAATTACAGCTATACTCAACGAACAGCGTACGAGCATTTAGTCAAGCCCTTAATATACCCAGATTATGATCCAACAACCTTCCAGACCAATAAACCTAGCAATAGTTTTTATAACGAAATGGACCACTGGTTTTACACCAACTTTAAAGATACTCCGCAGTACCAGCTATGGAAAGCAGGCCTGGGATTGCTAGTAGATCAAATTGATCCCAAATTCT